ATTGCCGGATACACACATAGTCGCACCAACAGCCAACTCCGTGTGGTTCGGGTTGTCTCCGTGCCCGTAAACCACAATGTCTCCCGGAAGAATGCCGGACGTACCTTTGTGCCAGATTCCGAGTTTCTTCGCCTTTTTGACAAGGCTGTCGGAAACCTGTGAGTATCCGCCGACAAGATCAATGCACCCTGCGTCGTACATGATTGCCATGATGGTCTCTGTACACCATGCATCTTTCATTGTGGCGTGATGCCCGTGACGGTTAAGGCAATCGATGACATCCTTGTGTGCAGTTTTTGAGCCGTCATACTTTGCGGCGGCGGTCAGTACGTCATAAACAGTTTTTCCCATTAGTCGCCTCTCAAATCTGTGTGCTTGCTGATATACAGCCCCTTCCATCCGTGCAGTTTGTAGTAGGCTTTACACTCTGCAATGTGCCGGGTCTTCTTGCAATATTCTATTCCTCTGACATACATACCCTTCTTTCTCGCCCAGTCCATATACTCCGTCCGGTACTGCCGTTCGGATTTCGGTTGTCTCTTGAAATCCTCAAAGAGGCAACCCTCCTGATTGATGGTCTTTATGACGGTCGGATGCTCCGTGTAAAATCGCCTCACGAAAGCGTCGCCGCCGTTCGGCATGACGATCAAACCGAGGTCATTGATTCCGCACACAATCGACCTCAATGCCCTGTAGACCTCGGTCTGGTCAGGCAGATCGCGCTCCAGTGATTTTTTGATGTGCCGGGCTTGGTAATATATATCCGTGTTGTCGAGATAGATACCGATAGCGCCCTTTTCCCTCGCCTGTCTGGCAAGGTCAAGACAGTGCCGTTTCCATTCGTCGGCTGTTGGGTCAATCCAATATTCATCGGGCCATCCTTCGTATCTGGCAAGTCTCAGGTGCTCGTACTTGTCGTAGTAGGAGCGCCCTTTTTCGAGCGCCCCCGCATTGATGTAGTCGTAGACCATGACGCCCCTGCTGACCGCCGCCTGGATCACGGCCTTGCTGATGCCGTCACTGTCTATCACGGCAAGGTCGGATGGCTTGGAGCGGGCAAGGGTGGCTTTTACATAGTCTTCCTCGAAGCAGTATCGGAGGCTCATACGTCTGTCTCCGCTTCCGTGGCCTGCTCATGCACATAACACTGCCTTGCCAGCAGGATGCCATCGGCCTGGATCAGGTCGCATGTGTGCATCGGAATTGTTGAGATTGCCGCCGCCGCAAGGACAGCATGGTATTTGGATTCCGCCTGATTGCGGTCGTCGTAGCTGTAGACCAGATTGCCGACAGTGCCGTCGGTGTTGGTCTGAATTTCGATTACAAGATATTTCATTTTTGTTGTTCTCCTATAATGGATATTCGATATAACCCGCACCCGCCGTTACCGTTGCTCCGAGTTGCTGAGTAATGTTTCCGCTTGAGTCAATCTTGACGTAATAACTCGCGATAATATTTGCACTTGTAGTTGCGATCAGCATCCCGCTATAATTCCCGTCTGGTCGGTATTTTTGAGGTACGGTAAAAAGGATGTCGGAGAGCGCGAGAGTGGTATTTGCGTTTGCGGTGAAATGAAAATTTATCCTGCATGTTTTTGACGCCTTATCATACACGAGCCATGCGTCACCCCTCGATAATTTTGTTGAGACCTTTGAAAGTGAAGTGCTTTCACTCCCAAACCTTTCTGCCAGTTCCGTTAATGCTTTTTTGAGATACAGCATGCCGCCGCCAGCTGGTATAACATCACTCAAAATACCAAGTGCCGTAAGCGCATTTGCCAGTGCTCCGTCATCCGTCAGCGGGTCGGTGGCGGTATCGTCAAAATTGATGAGCGGTGTAGTTTTATCAACCTTGTTATTCTGCAGGGACGTGATGTTGGACTCCGCTGTGGTCAGTCTTGTCCCCTGTGAGGAGATGGTGGATTCTGCGGCGGTCAGGCGGGTGCCCTGCGATGTTATGGATGATTCCGCAGCATCCAGCCGCGTGCCGAGTCCGGTGATGTCGCTCTGCACATCCGCTACATCACCCTGCACATCAGAGACGCTTGTCTGGAGGTTCGTTATCCCAGTCTCGGCATTGGTCAGCCTGTTCCGAATCGATGCGATTAACGCGCCGAGGTCAAACCGCCGCGTGGTTGTCCCGTTATCAACGCCGACATAATCCGTGCTGGATAAGTCAGCTGTGTTTGTAAGTTCATGTATCTGCATTTATTTCACCCCCTATCCGATCACCAGATACCGCGCTGTTAACTGGCAACTCATCGCATCGGTCTGGTTCAGGTTTTTGATCCGGAAATCGCCGCCGGCCGACGTGAGCGTGTATTCGTAGATGTTCCCCCAGGTATTTGTCGCGCCTGTGATGTACCAGCCGACCACAGCGATCGCCGTGCCGGAAGACGGAAGCGGCACAACCAGATGCAGGTATCCGTTTGCATCGATGGAAAAGGTGGACGATGTCACCTCGACGATTCGGATGTTCAACAGCTTTTGCAGGAGCAGCTTTACATCCAGATTTTTGTTGGATATAACAGCCGATGTCCACCCAAGTGCATCCAGGGCCGCTGTGATGTTGGCGTCAATGCCTGTTGTTGCCGTGGTGTTGACATCAACGTATGGAGGAAGCCCGAAGAAAACCCCCTCTTTATTCTCCGGAGCCGACCGCCCGAATGCCACTGCCCGCCCGTCCGGAGATACGTCCATGCAGAAATAAGAAGACGATATGTAAGTTTCTTTTGTGACGTCCGCATGGCCGGAAGCGCTGACCACAGCGATTACATCGTAGGAGTTGTCTTCCGTCAGATTTCCGCCGATGATGATCGAGGCCGTGCCGCTTGTCAGGTCGGACACGCTGGCATATGTGTAAGTACTTGCCGTCGACAGCTTATATCCGACTTTGATTGCAGATGGGTTCACCTGTCCGGATTCCAACACAGCCTTTGTCCAGTTAAACGTCACCTTCGCATAAGCGCCGGTGTCGCTTGCCGTACCTGCGCTGTCACATCGCACCGCTGACAGGTTGCTGATTTTGTGCGGGACATACACCCATTCCCAGATTGCGTACAGCGTGACAGCCGCATTGGCCGTGTAGCTTCCGCCGGAATTGTAAGATGTACCGGATCCGTCTGCCTTCGTGTTCCACTTTACAAATTGGTAGCCGGTGCGGGTCGGCTTTGTTTTGGATAAGGTCAGCGTCTTACCATAGTATTTGGTCTGCGCTGACGGTGCACCGGTTCCTCCGTTGGCGTTAAAGGTGACAGCATAAGAGGCGAGGGCGGGAACAGTAACCGCGAGATTTACCGTACTTGTTCCGTCGCTGACAATTGCCATGACAGCCTGCAGCTCGTGAGCTACTGCCGATGTACCTTTTGTATAAGTTACATAGTCATCATCGACTTGTAGCACGGCGCCCTTTGCGATGCTGTAGTCGGTTACCGTTTTTTGATACGGCGTACTGCCAACATATACATATCCGTTTATCGTACCTGCGGAGCTACTCCCACTATGAGATAGTGCCTTTGTGTATGCCTGTACGCCACCTTTTACATCAACCCTGTACGTTGTCGCTGTTTCGGTGATTGTGTAGTCAAGGTACGCTCTAAACCCGGCACTGCCCGCGACATCGCCATAAATTCGCGCCATCTACTCACCCCCTCACCTTAAGCGACAGATGTCCGTTCATTCTTGCCACCCAAAACAGGTCGCCGATTGTATCACCAGTCGATGCGTCCACAACCTCCATGTTGAGCGTCGTCACATTGATGGTCGGCACAGTTGCGTCTTTATTGGTGATGCTGACGTTAGCATTGCCGCCGCTCACAAAGTCCATCTTCTCGGAGCCGATTTCAACATACGTTTCTTCGCCGGTTCCAATCGTGATAGACGGTATCTGTGGATTGATATTGATGTATCGCCTGACTTCGTTCGTGTTTTCCTGCGTCTCCGCTATCAGGTCGCTCTGCGTCTGGAAAGTCTGCCGGATACTATCGCCGGTATATCCGCCAATCGATGCGGACCCGCCGAGGCTTATCTCGCCTGTGATCAGATCCCACCAGTTTGACCCTGTGATATCGGAGATAATGCCGGCTTTGATAATATTGGCATTCAGGACGCCAAACGTGACCATGTTGGCGTTTATCTGTCCATCCTGAGTTAATGCCACATCATCAAAAGGCCCATTGTATCCGCTATGGGAATGCCCGAAGCCGCCCATGTTCCAGCGCCAGACGTTGACGGCCGTTCCGACATTATCGGTATCCATCACGAGGATTTCTTCGGGTTGTAGGTCGGCATTAAGCTTAAAGACCACATGCCCGCCGAGTCCGCCGGTGATTTTCGCCGTGTTCGCCGCGATCGCATCGGCCATCATGTCGAAGTTGGGATATGTAGCCTTAAAGGACTCCTCGAACTGCGCCTTGATGGTATCCGCAAAGCTGGTCTTTGCCTTGCCGAGCTCGATGCTGTCATACTTCTCTTCCAGCACATTCCATTCGGTCTTGATGCATTTCAGCGTTGCATTGACTTTAAGCAGCGGATTGTAAACAGTTACCGTATCACACAAGCGCACCTTCTGGAGCGGCGCGTATCTTGCGTACTCGTTCGACTGCCATAGCTGTGCGAAATTCACCTTGATATTCTCATCCGGCAGCCATGGCTGCTGTTGATTGAGATAGTCGGCTGCGGCGTCCTCGAGCTGCTCGACGGTCGGCATCTCCTGGAACTTCTGCGACAAGTCGAGCGTGGTGACGACATTTGTCGCATATCCAAAAAAGATGTCATCACTGTTCTGGTCAGTCACATGTGCGCCGCTTTCTGTAGTCCATGGCGCGAGAGATATCACGGCATCCGGAGCAAGCACGACATTGCCGTATACGACGTTGTTACCGTCCTGATCACTCCAAAAAGGGACAGCGGCGTTATAAACCCCGAGCGTCGAGTACTCCCTCTGCATGTCGGTGAGATTCTTGCCATATCGGAGCGTCACGCCGGAGTCCTGCCCGCGATGCTGATAGAGCTTCACCGTCCACTTGTCAAACTCGTATTCGCCACCGCCGAAAACATCCAGAATGGATCCTTCCGTGCCGCCAAGCATTTCCTTGCAGTTTCGCGGCGTTTCGATATGAAAATTGCCCTCACTGGCCTTGCTGGTCCAAAAGGTAAAGGGCTGTTCCGTGATCGTGTCCGTCTCAAAAAGACGAAAAGCCGACAAGATGCTGGTTGCTCTCATCGGCTTTAAAATCACGTTTCCGAGCCTGTAACTGATATGGTGCGCGTTAAAAGTCACGACGCCGTTCATCGGCTCGGTTCTTGAGTAGATTATAAAAGGCTGGCGGTCTCCGGTGTCGTCATGGGTGACTGCGATGATGCGACCTTCCTTGATCAGGTCGTATCTTCTGCCGAATATGGGATACTGAAATTCACACTCGTAGATGCCGTTTCGCTCTTCCGTGACAATGCACTCCATGCAGTCATACAGGCGGGTCAGGCCATTGGTGGAGAAGTCAGTCGCGTTTGATTCAAATAGAATTGGAACCATGTTAAACCCTCCACCAGTTAGGCGTTACTGTCACGGATGTAAACGTAGTACTATAGGCGATGCCGTTCGCTCCGGGATGGAGCACGGGAAAATCGTTGGTGCTGAAAGATACGGCATCGTTTGCACTTTGCAGGTTGTAGTAACAATCCGCGATCTCTGAGTTTATCGTCACTTCCGGATATGTGTTGGCCACTACGATCGCCTGGCTCCCAACCTCGATCGTGCCGTAGCCGACCGCATGGATGATCGGGAGCGCATCAAATCCTGTCGGGTTGTTCAGTGCATTACCAGAAGCCACGGCCTGCGCAGTTTCGCCGCTCACAAGATAGCGCTGCGGCTTACAGGTAAAAGTCAATTCAAAATTTCCAGCATCATGCACAGTGGTCGGCTCAACTTCAAAGCCGCCTTCGAAGTATGCCATGCGGTACTCTTCCGGGTTATAGGTGTCCGCGAGTCTCTGGTAGCCTTCGAGCGACAGGAGCGCTTCACGGATCGCGGCGATACGGTTCGCGAAATCTCCATAACAAAACGCAGGATACTTTACTTCCACGTTGGAAAAGCGCCGCTCAAGTCCGAGCAGGTCGCCGTTCCGCCCAGGGATTGCGATTGCATTATAGTTGCGGGAGGGCGCGTTATAGACGCCCTCGCCGCTGATATAGATACCAAGGTCGCGGCTGTCGATGCCGCCAAAGGTAAAGTAATTACGCATAAGCCGCTTCCTTTTGCCTCTGCCACTGTACGAATTTGTCCTGCACCTTCTGGGCGAGTGTGTTTACATCCATGCCAGGCGCCGCGTAGACATTGACGGTATAATTTGCCTCGCCGCCGGCAGCCTCTGAGATATCCCGCATAAGCTGCTTGCGCCCGTAGACGATTTCTCCACCGTTGCCGTCCCCGAAGCCTTTAAGGCCTGCGGATGTATTCATGACGGTAGGGCTGTTGAAAAGGTACGGGTTATCGTAGGCCTTCCGATACCACGATACATGGATTTTCGGAACCTTTACGATGCCGGCAATACTCTGCATTGTCCACGAAAAATGCGGGAGCTTGATTTTTGGAAATTTAAACTTTGCACCGCTGAACGCTCGCGACATAGCACTGATCGCGCTCTTAACAGTATTCTTCGCGCTGTTGATCGGATTGACGATTGCGTTTTTCGCCGCGTTGAACGCGCTCGTGACCACAGATTTGATACCGTTGACCACAGATGTTATGCCGGACTTCATACCGTTGAATGCGCTCATTGCCGCCGTCTTAATCGCATTAACGACGGTTGTTATGGCTGTCTTGATCGCATTCCAGACAGTAGTAACGACAGTCTTGATCGCATTAACCGCAGTTGTCACGCCGGTCTTGATGGCATTCCATCCGGTGGTGACTACGGACTTTATCGCATTGATGACCGTGTTGATCGCAGTCTTGATGGCATTCCAGACTGTAGTCACAACGGTCTTGATCGCATTAACGATCGTCATGGTCTGCGTCTTGATGTTGTTCCAGGATTTTATACAGTAATCCTTGACAGCATTCAGCACAGCAACGACGCCAGCTTTCAGCGCGTTAAACGCCGTCTTGACGCCTTCAGCAAGTTTTTTGGCCCACGCTTTGATGGTGTCCCAGTTCTTATAAATCAGGACGCCGGCCGCGACGACTGCGGCGGCGATTGCGATAAAGGGCAGGAACGGAGCGACAACACCAGCAATACTGGTAGCCAGTCCGCCGGCCGCCGCCGTAAGTCCCGCAAAGCCTCCGGACACCGCCGTTATAGCTGTGGAAATCATCGGGGCATATGTCATCACCTGACCGATCATGATGATCATGTTTCCGACTATCATCAGGAGCGGGCCGATCGCGGCAACCACAAGGGCAATCGTAACGATGATTTTCTGCTGTCCGGAATCGAGCTTATTAAACCAGTCGACGACTTCCTGCGCCTTATCGATGATGGGCTGGAGGAATTGGGCGACAACCTGACCGAGCGATGTCATGAGGACATCCACGGATGATTTCAGCTTTTCAATGGAGCCGCCATAGCCGCCCATCATGTCGCTTGCCATCTGGGATGCAGTACCCTGCTGTTCGAGTGCCGTGCTTAGATTTCCAACATCCCCCGGAGCAGTGTTGATCAGTGCGAGCCATGGAGCCATCTGGTTTTTGCCAAAAATAGCAGAAGCCGCCGCAATCTGTTCAGATTCCGACAGCTTCCCGAAAGCATCGTGTAATTCTTTTTGGATCGTGACGGAATCCTTCATGGTTCCGTCCGAATTCGTGACGGAGATGCCCAGTTTCTCCATCATCTCCGAACCTTCTTTGGCCGGAGAGACAAGCCTCGCAAGTCCGGTTTTCAGGCTGTTTGCCGCTTTGTCTGCGTCAATGCCGGCATTGGCCATGACCCCCATGTACAGGGCGGCGTCATTGACGGAGTAGCCGGCTGCCGAGAAGATCGGAGCCGCGACACTCATTGCATGGGAAAGTCCGTCAACATCCAATGCGGAATTGTTACAGGCATTCGCGAACACATCGGCATACGTGCCGGCCTGCTCAAAGGATCCATGGAAGCCATTGATAGTTGCGACCAAGCCACCGGAAACCGTGTCAAGGTTTCCACCCTCCCCTGCGGCAAGGTTCATGGCCGGAGCAAGTGCATCAGCGGCCTGCTGGGCATCAAGACCGGCACGGGCGAAGTTCAGTGTGGCCGTGGCCGCATCATTCATGCTGTACGTCGAATTGCCCGCGGCTTCCTTCATGGCTGCGTCAAGCAGCGCGGCCTGCTCTGCCGTGTTCCCCATGGTCGAGTTGGTCAGCTGCATGGTCTTGTCGACCTCTGCAAATTTTGCCTGGCTCGCCCCCAGGCCCGCGATGATCGGCACAGTCACGTGCGTAGTCATGGTCTGGCCTGCGCTGACCATCGTGCCGCCGACCTCTTTCATTTTCTCGCCAACAGCGGCGACCTGCTGGGCCCCGACAGAGCCAAACTGCTGATATTCCTTGTTGAGGCTTTTCAGCTTGCCTTCCGTCTCGACAATCTCACGCTGTACAGCATCCCACTGCTCTGGTGATACGGAGTCCTTCTGGACGTTCTTTAATTCCTGCAGACGCTGTTTGGTATCCGTGATGGATTTCTGCAGCGCCTTCTGCTTTTGTGTCAGCAGCTCCGTGCTGGTCGGCTTGATCTGCAGGAGCTTGTCGATGTCCTTTAACTGGGTTGATGTATTTTTCAGACTCTTGTCGACTTCCGCAAGAGCCTTTGTCAATTTCGTAGTATTGCCATCAATCTCGATGGTGATACCCGCTATTCGTCTCCCTGCCGCCAAAAGTCCCTACCTCCGGTTAAAACTTATCAAAATCCGCCTGTGTTGCTTTCTGTCGATATTTGCAGTGGTCGTTTCCGGCCTCGATAAACATGTCGAACACCTCTCCGTACTCCAGGTAATCCAGATCAGACAGGTCAAGGCCAACCTGGATCACCCGGAGCATGAAAAGCGCGACATTCCAGTCGCGGTCTATTGGCCGCTCACTTTTTTTTCCTGAGATGATGTAATGCGGTTACCGTAGTAAACCGCGGCGACCTGGTCGAGTTCCCCGATGTAGTCGCCGTACTCCATGGAGTCGAGCCAGTCGATATAATTGTCCATTGTGAGCGCCATCATCTTTTTGCGGTCGCGGAGCTCCGCCTGCTTTGCCAGGATGAATCCCATCTGGAAGAGCAGGGTGGTGTTGTCGCCCTCGTTCTGGGCGGTTACAACTTTCAGCGGATCCTCGCCGAAAAGCCGCTTGTAGTAAATGTCCGAGCTTGCCATGGCAAGCATGGGGACTTCCTTGTCTCCAATCTTTACAACTTTGTACATACGTCCTCCTTAGATGAATCAGGCGCCCTGTGCTGCGGGCTGGTAAATGCTCTCGAACCATGCGGCGTACTGTGCAGCCTGGTCCTTCGTGCATCTGGCCTTTACGATGTTCTTTTCAATCCCCGCGTTGTACACGCTGGTCGCTGTGACGGTGATCTTCTCAGTGGTGGGCTCGGTGGAATCTGTCTTCGTTTCAGACTCGATAGACGGGCGGGTCGCCGTGCAGTTGTAGAGCACATGACGAACAGCCTTGACGTCGCCCTCGAACTGGAAGAGCAGGGCGAAATTCTTCGCCTTCGCATCCACATCCTCGTACAGGATGCCGTTCACATCCTCTGCATAGCCGAGTACGTCCTTCTTGAAGAATTCCGGGATCAGGGCGATTTCGAGATCTCCCTCGTATCCGGCATTGCTGGCGGATGTGTAGTAAACGATATTGTCGGCATAGAAGGGCGTGTTCTCACCCTGCGGCTCAAGGGAAAGGTTGACCGCGCCGGGGATCCTGACAGGTGCGCCGTATGTCGCGGAGCCATCCGCGGCGATGGTTGCCACGGCATAGTAGACATTCGACAGGCCGAATTTGATCTTGTTGTTTGCAGTATCAGCCATTTTCGTTAGCCTCCTCTGTGATAATGATGCTGGTTTCAAAAGTGACTAAATAAAGACGCTCCGACTCAATCGGCATTTCATTGCGGACATAAGCGATGTCGGCGTCGTTTAGTGCAGCTTCTACTCTCGCCTCCAGGTCAAAGTCTTTCTCATCCGTGTAGACCTCGATCATGAGGCGTGCGACCTTCTGGTAGTTGCGGTTGTCCGCGTACAGGTCGGCGTCGTACTCAAAGTAGAAGCAGATAAACGGCGGCGGCACAGCCGTGTCAGCCGTGAATTGATAATACGCAGACGGGATGCCGATTGATTCAATTAGGGAATTTACTTCTGCGTATGTCATAACTTGATTAACCTCTGTCCGATTTCCTCGAAAATGATGTCGGAGACTGGAGCGATGTGTACAGTTGCCGGCGAGCGTCCGCCCTGCCTGAGGGCGTGCCCGTGCTCCAGAAGGTGCGGAAGGCTCGGATGCGTGTTGTAGATGGTGGCTGTCGTACTGAGACCCCTGCCGGCCTTCGCGGTGGTCTTCTCAACTTTCCACCCTCGCGCATACGCTCCCGACTTCTTGCCCTTCGGATTCACCGGAGACGATGAGCGGAGAGCCGCGACGCCCTTCTGCGCCACTTCGTCGATGACGCTCCCAAGGTTCTTATCAACTTCCTCGCCGTACTTCTGAAGAATCTTCTGGATTTCTGCGGGGAATGTCTCAATCGTGCATTTAGTAGCCATTTGTGCCGCCTTCCTGCTGCACGTACAGCTCGATGTAGTCGGCATTGTCCGGCAGATACGTGCGGTAAATCGCATAGGGCTTGCCGTTGTATCTGCACATCGTTTCGCCGTCATAATCTCCGGCGAATACCTCAAACAGGTATTCCGGGTTCAGGCCGTTGCGGCCTCCATCGAAAAACTCCGACCGGCTCACGCTCCGGCGTCTGCAAAAAACTTCCCGCGATGTCGAAGTCTTTTTCTGCACACCGCGGGAATCCTTTGTTACCGTTACGCCGAGGAGTTCCAAAACATCATCCATGCCTCAGCCCTCCTCTTTCATTTTTTCGGCAAAAACACGATTGTTGAGAGCATACCGGAGCATCCGCGGCATGCCCTCCATCGTGTCGCGACGCCGCCACATCCACGCTGCATACATCACGATAATCTGCATGTCGCCGATATCGTTCGTGTCGAGCGTTACGCCCTCTTCTTCGATGCGCTTCTGGGCGGCGTCGAGATACTGCCCCAAACGCTCATCGTATGCGGATGCCGTGATACCAAGGTCGGTTTTAAGCATCTGGAGCATATCGATCACCTCGCTTTATCAGGCATTTGCCGTATCAGACGGGAAAGTCATGGTTGCATTGGGGGTCACGCCTGCGATACCGATCGCCGCGAACGCCTCAGGGATGACGGGAGTACCGTCATAACGGGCAGTGCCCTTGAAGACCGTCTGGTCCTGGATGAAATAGACGTGCTCGGACTCAGCGAATTTCGCGCCGGCACGCTCTGCCAGAAGGTACAGGTCAAAGTAACCGACGATGATCACGTTGTCGGGGATGAAGTTCAAAACCTCGACAGTGCCGCCGATGACGGGCATTGTGCCCTCCATGCCGGAAACGATCGCGCCGGCCGCATTGAATCCCATAGCCTCAGCCTTGAGAGTGTTCAGAGTGCCCTCGTTCATGACCCAGACCTTATTGCCGGTCGCGTAGTCGTTGCGGATCGCGTTGGTCGCAAGCAGGATCTGCTGGAACAGTTTGATACCGGTGCTGTTGGCCGCGGTGATGGTCTTGATGTTGCTGGTGTGCAGGTCGGCCCAGGGACGGGCGGTTGCGGGATAACCGGTAGGAGCCTCAGTCTGCACCAGACGGGAGACGATACCCTGAGGCATCTTCATCGTGGTTGCGGCGTTGCGGCCGTAGATCATGGACTTGTCAAGGGCCTTGCTGATTGCCTGCGCGATCGCATCAAGCAGAGTAGCGGCCAGATCGATATCAGAATCTTCCAGGATCGCGTTGCACTCTTTGAAGTAGCCGCCGACCTTATAGCAGTCGACCTCAACGTCATTGAAGCCGATGGACAGCTCGTTCAGTGTTGCGCAGCACTCTGTCCAGATTGCCTCGGGGACATCACCCTGAATGACTTCGCGGCCGGTGCCGGAGATCGGGCGGACAGTGACGTGCTTGTACAGCTTGGAGTACTCACCGACGGTCTGGCGCAGAAGGCCAAGGAAGACCTCCGGGATGGTCAGGCCGACATTGGTGATGGCTCTCTTTTCTTTGATCGCGGTGCGGACGCCGGCCAGATAGGCCTTGACATCCTCGCGCTCAAACATCGCGGTACGATCCGCGACAGACATATTTCTGAAAATCCTGCTTCTGGTATCCATAGCGATTACCTCTTTCCTTTCCTCGTGTGCCTCTGCGGGCGTGTCTGCAGGAGTGGTATCCTGCCTTGCTTCCTCTTCGGACAGCTGGGCCTCGAGATCGCGAATTGTTCCCTCGATGCCTTCTTTCTGCTGTTCGTGTGCGACCTTATCCGCTTCGAAGACCTCAACGGCCTCCTCAACAGCGGCCTGCTCCTCTTCTGTCTCAGCCTCTTCGATGCTGGCGGCAATCTCAGCCTCGCGCTTCTCGTATTCCGCGTCCTTTGCAGTCAGAGCGTCGCGGGCCTTCATCGCATCATTCAGCCTCTTTCTGAGCATCAGCGCTTTCAGTGCCATGCTGTAACCTCCTTTTCATGGTTTCTTTCCATGCGTCGAGCTCCCGCTTTTTGATCTCATCCCGCTGCTTTTCGCGGGCGGAGATATTGGTCGACTCGTACGCAGGGAAGGTGCAACAACTCACCTCAAACAGATCCACGTCGCGCAGTGTAAAATGCACGCTTCCGTCCTCCCGGATGTCGGTATCCTCAGAACGGATCTCGAAACCGAAAGAACACTGGTCGACATCTCCGCGCTTCACGCGCTCATACAGGTTCATCGCGTCGGAATCGTTCGGATTGATCTCGACGGAGCCCCATAAGCCGTGTGAGTCCTCGCGGAGCTGTAAAGTCCCGGCCTTTGTTCTTCCGAGCACGAGCGTAGTGTCGTGATTTACGAGCGCCCGCACATCGTTTGAAAGTGACTTAGAAAAAGCGCCTGCGGCGACGGATTCCGTCATGCCGGGCGCGATCTCATAGATTGAATCGAATACGGAAAAGTACCCCTCAATTCTGGGGTTTTTTCCTTCCTCTTCCCGTGTTTCAAAGTGGCTCGGTACGGAGCGCACCTGCCTCCACTCTCGCTTTTCCATCCTTCATGTCCTTTCCCGGGCAGTCTGCTGCGCTTGCGAGCTGCTGAAATTCACCGTTAAGTTCGCACCATTTGACGTGTGCGCAGACGATTCCGCTCACTTTGCAGTAGACTTTCCCGCGCTTCTTGCCGCCCTCTCGGTAGGCGTGTTTGCAGATCAGTGGGCTCATTCGCCGCCTCCGTTCAATTTCTGCTGGTCGCCGCTCTTGTCGTAAGGAATATAATTTTCAAGAACCTTATATTCTTTTAGCCCAACCGGCGACAAGTGCAGTTTTTCTCGCCACTCATCACCATTGATAAAGCCTCTATCCGCACCCTGTAACAGCAGACTGGAAATTTTTTCCATGTCGTAGTCAATCAGCGACCACGTATTGAACTGCCAATACCACGCCGGATTGATCAGGAGCTTCTTGGTCAGCTCTGCGGCGATGGATTTACACAGCGGCATGATGACATTTTTGATAAAGGCGTTATATTCGCCAGCGTTATACTCGCCGACTCCGACCATGTAGGGCGGGACTCCGATGATAGCTGCCACAGCGCGCTTGTCGAGCGTCACGGTATCGGAGATAGCCAGGTCCGCAAGTGAAAGCGGCCGCACCTGCTCCACCTGGAACTGTTCCGCCGGGATAAGCCACGGCTCACCGGTCCGGGCGGGCTTGACGTAGCTGTCGAGCAGTTTCTGCCGGCCTTCAGCGCTCGCGAATTCATCCGTCAGTGCATCCACCTTGACGATAATGCTTGGCTTGTACTCGGATGACATAAACGCCTTTTCCGTATGCCGGGCCTGCTTGAGGTTGTCCGCAAGATCCCGGAGCGATACGTCTATCCCTCTGCCTTTCCACAAGTAGACTTTGTCTGGGTTGTAAACAAAGTGACAGAGATTTTCCGGATCTTTCGGCACTCCGTCAATCAGGACTTTGTAGTCTCTGCGGGAGTTACCGACCGGAGAAAAGCTGACCCTGTCCGCGGCGATCGGTTCCAGGCTCTGCAGGAGCCCTTTCCATGTGTGCGGGACGACAACCGCGTTCCCCCTGCCGTACAAGAGCAACGTCATGATGATAGACTCCATCCACGTTGAGCGCGTCATGTTCGGCATAGGCTCGATATCGACCGCCCTGGAAAGCTCGTTCACGATCCGCTTATCGCCGTCCTCCGTGTTGTTCATCAGGTAGATGGTCGTTGCCCCGATCAGCTGGGCAATCCGCCTGCAGGCCGTGAGGATCTCCGGATTCTGGTCAAGCGATACATAGCCGGCACATGACAGATCACCATCCGCGAGCCAGACGGCAATCGGACTCTTTACCGTCTGGGTGCTGTCTCTCTTTTTTCTCATTCTTTTCTTTCTCATTTATCACCCCACCAGCCGGAGGCCTTCCGGCGCTTTTCCATGTCTTCGCACATCCTGACAACAGCAAAGACAGAGGCATCAAACAGATCTATTCTCATCTCCGGAGACACCTTCTCGTACTGGACCATGTCGTCCGTCTTTTCTACAGCCATGACATTGCCGACACAGTATTCGTACGCATCGGAGTGCAGATAGTACAGGTTCCCGTCTTTCGCTGCTTTCTCGATATGCCGAAATCCCTGGGATTTAAGGTAGTAGTACTGCGGCTGGTCGATCACCTTGAATCCGGCCTTTTTCATTGCCGGGAAGTACTCTTCTCCGGCGAATTTCCGGTCGTGGCCGATCTGCCGAACGTTAAATCCCATCTTGCGCATGGATATAAACCAGTTGACTATATCTGCAATGTTGACGGTCGGAGAATTGCACATCGTCAGCCATCCGTCATCCATCCAGCCGTACAGTGGGATATTGTCCGTGTCGGCTTTTGCAGCAGCCTGCGTGACCGGGAAAAAGGCATGCGTGATGATGATGTCCACACCCTTATAATTTCCGACCAACGCCGCGGCTGTCAGGTCGTACATGCGGGAGAGGTCCGCGCCGCCGTACCAGTCGATCGGGAGCCGCGACAGCTCCTGAAGGCTCCAGGAATACTTCTTGTCGCTTCTTCGGAATTCATCCAGGTTGAACCATGCCTTGATGGCATTCGTGTAAACGTTTAAAGACTTCGCAAAGAAATCCTTGCGCTGCTGCGGGTCGTTCATGGCCTGCAGGCTGTCGTTCAGGATCTCGTTCGGCCGGATACTGACACCATAGGCTGGATTCGCCATCTCATGCACAACCGGATTCGTATAGTCGATTTCTCCGGTCTCTTCATCCGGGTTCGCACAGGCCATGAAAATGAAATACTGCTCATCCTTCACAGTGCCGTCGAGCACCTTCCTGCAATACTTCAACCTCTGCCCGAGAAACGCCTGCTCATTGTCGCCGGCGGTACTGATCCCGATCAGCAGCTTGTTCGTGTAGGCCTTCATGGCCTCTTTGAACAGGTTGTATTGCTTTGGCTGCTTAAAGGCGTGTATCTCGTCACAGATTGCAATGTTGCAGTTGAGTGAGTCCTGCGCATCCGGGTTGGCTGCGAGGGCACGAATAAAAAACGAACCCTCGCCAAGCTGTGCGCTCATTGAGTGTTCGTTGTTATTATCGATAATATGAACATGCCCGCCGTCCTTGTCCCACTCGCCCATGTTCTTGACGTTGTAGGTCAAAAAGTTATAGGACTCGAGCGACTGCATCAGGGCTGCAGCGGTGATGTAGGTCTTCGCGCCGGAGTTGCGATACCATAGGGACAGGGCCCAGGCAAGCGCGGCAGAGAAGCTGGTCTTTATGTTCTTTCGAGGGATATAGATCAGCGCCTCATGGAACCGGACCACATCCGTGCCGGCAAGATTAAATCCGACCAGGTTGTAAATAATGAATTTGTGAAAAGGCAGGAGCAGAAACGGCTTGCCTCGAAGCGGCTTTCCGTCAAGTGTTTCGCCCTGCTGGTGCTTAATCGTCGACTCGATGATGCTGATGCAGAACTCCGGTGCTTTATGGACAAGCTCATAATCCGGATTTTCCAGGTCGCGGTAGAATCTCTCGACCGCCTGCTTTGTCTCTTTGCAGGCAATTTTCTTTCCGCTCCGGATGTCTTCGCAATATTTCAGCACATCGGCCCAATGCTTATGTTTCAAGCTTTGCCAGCGCCTTCTCTAAAGCAGATGTCGTCTTTGTCTCTTTAATCGCCGCTTCATTGATCTGCCTCAAGCCTTTTGGAGTCAACCCAAGCTCCCGCCAGTACGCCAGGGCGTCACGGTTCAGATCATTGATAAGCCGGAGCGCCGGGTTCTGGACAAGGTTTGTATTCCCGCCCTGGTTCGTGTGCTCCACGATCGGGACGCCATCGTATGCTTCACGGGCTTCATCCCTCTCGGCCATGATCTGGGAAAGCGTGTCAATCACCGAGTCGAAGCATTTCTTGTATGTGCCTGCATCAACACAGGCTTTTTTTATTCGGCTTCGCCATGTCTTTGCAGTCATAAGGCTCCTTTAAGTGAAATCATGGTCAGAGTTGGAGAAAGC